GCAAATTTAGATTTAGATCTAAAAAAAGAACCCGTAAGTTCATATCCAAACAGTCAGGTAAAAGAAACAGCATCAGGTCATATTGTTGAATATGATGACACGCCTGGCGGTGAAAGAGTAATGATTAGACATAAGTCAGGTTCAGGCGTTGAAATGCGTGCAGACGGTACAATGATTTATGGATCAACTAACAATACAGTTAGAGTAACTGCACATGATGAAAAAGTTATAGTGGACGGTGATGGCGAACTTCATTATAATGGTAACTTAAAACTAAAAGTTTCTGGTGACTTTGACGTGGAAGTCGGTGGTGATTTTAACGTAAAGGTTGACGGTGATATAGAACAGACAGTCAAGCGTGGTTATATTGAAGACATAGGTGGAAGTAAGGAAGTACAAATATTAGGTGGCAAGTCAGAAACCATAGGTGGTGACGTTATGAACTTTGTACATGGTAACAGTAACGAAATAGTTAAAAGAGCAAGAGGTTTGTTTGTAGGTGAGGATCAAAATAATAATACTGGTGGAACTCTTTTTATGACAGCTGAAAATGAAATAACTTATACGTCTAAGAGTATCAATATTGCGGCTTCTTCACTCGCAGTCACAGGTGATAGCGGAACAATGGGTGGTGAAAACATTGTTATGTATGGTCATACAGCACACATACCAAGAGTTAATGCGACATCAGTACATGCATCACAAGGCGTGATTGCTAACGTAGGAATGACTGCACCAACTTTTAATGGTAATCTATCGGGTAACGCTAACACAGCTGGTGAGGCAGCCAGAGCTGCAACAATAGTAGGATCAGCTGCAGGAAGCGCACAAGCGTCAGTAACTTTTACAGAAGCTGCAGATTCTGACACACAGAAACCAACGGCTTCTCTTATGAACAGTGCACTTGAAAATTCTTCTGTGGCAATAAAAAGAGTATCAATAGATGACGATGCTGCACTATTTAATCAATTGAATAGATTAGAACATTATGGTGGCGTTTCTACGACCGACCTAACTACCGAACAGATAAGATCGAAGCTTAGAGATCCTAACAATGCACGTAACGAAGTCTTTATCAGTGCGTGTATAGCTGATGGAACATTGTCGCCTCACGTATCTAGGTTAAGTCCTGCAGCTTTAGGAAGAACCGTAAGCAAAGATAAAGTCGCGGTAAGAGGCGGTAAACCTTTTGGTAGATCTAAAAATCCAACAAAGCTTTATAAGTCTAATAAAGTAACTGACGTTAAAACTGATTACTATGTTGATCCAAAATTTAATCCAGTAAATCAAGTGGCAGCAGGAATACCAATAACAAGTAGAACAAGATTAGCACCAGGAATAAGCATGGCTAAGTTCGTGAGTGCTCATGGCGATCCAGTAACGTTAACTCACATACTTGATGATAGTGAAAGATTAAGGTTGGCTAAACAGTACGTTTTACATGCAGATGTTTTAAAACTAATAAATTCAAGTTCAGCACCTACTCAATTTAAAAACTTTAGATTAGTTCCTATCGAAGGTTTGTATAGAGCGGAGTCTGGTGAAAACTTAGACGTTAGTGATGGCGTAAATTATCTTATGTCAAGAGGAAGAACCGTTGTATATGAACTTATTAACAATAAGGGTGAGATGGCCGTGGAAAAAACTTTTGATTTGGCGGTGTATTTTAAAGACAATCTAAATTATGACAAGATGATTTTAGATTATGATAATTTTAATCCTGATGATTCATTAAACGTACAGATAATAATTACAATGCCAGAGATAACACCGCCTTTTAGTGTCGAATATAAGAATCAATTTGAAACAAGGTATAATAATATAACTCAAGCCACCAATGAACTTATAGAAGTGTTAAGAACAGATGAAGAACCTGAAGAACTACTAACGTAACCGTTATAAATAGTACAGAGGATTTAGATGCCAGTAAGAGCTTTTGCAGTAGAAGACGGAAACATTAATTCCGCTCAAATTATAACTTCGAAAACAAAAACTTCGAAGGACATTGACTTGTCTTTTGCAAAAAAGGTGTCAGGTGACATATTTAAGAAAGAAAACGCGGCAGCTGTAAAGCAAGCTGTTAAAAACATACTATTAACTAATTTTGCTGAAAAACCTTTCTTACCTCGCTATGGTGGTAATTTAAACGCTTTATTATTTGGTTTAAATACAGACTTTGATTCTCAAGAAATTAAAGACCAAATAATACAGACAGTAAAAATATATGAGCCTAGAGCTATCATACTAAATGTAGCTACAGAAATACGTGATGATTCTCATGAAGTCAAAGTTACAGTAACGTTTAGAGTCGTTAATACAAATGAAACGGTAACTACAGAATTAAATCTAACGAGGTTAAGATAATGGCAACAACAATAAGATCAACACAATTAGATTTTGATACTATAAAGGGTCGATTAAAAGATTTTTTAAAACAACAAACTGAATTTCAGGATTACGACTTTGAAGCCTCTGGATTAAGTAATATCTTAGATGTGTTAGCTTACAACACACACTTTAACGGTTTAACTGCTAACTTTGCTTTAAACGAATCTTTCATTAATACTGCGCAACTTCGAAGTTCTGTTGTAGCATTGGCTGAAGGTTTAGGATACGTACCTACTTCTTTTACTTCTTCACAGGCTGCATTAAACTTATCAGTGCTCGTAACAGGATCTAACAGGCCAACCACGATAACTCTACCACGCGGTACGACATTCTCATCTTCCGTAGACGGAGTTGCATACACGTTTCAAACAAGAGAAAACTTTGTTGGAACAGATGATGGTAACGGAACTTATCAGTTTTTAAACGCAAACGGCGAAACAGGCATACCAGTTTTTGAAGGAACAGAAAAAACAAAAACTTTCTTTGTTGGTGATACAACTGACCAACAGATTTATGTAATACCAGACGTTACAATGGACACTAGCACGATAAGAGTAAGAGTGTTTCCTACCAGTTCTGCGACGACGTTTGATACTTATCTAAATATTGTAGATGCAATCAGAATAACTAATGAATCAGCTTTTTATCAAATAAAAGAAACACCAAATGGTTTTTATGAGATAATTTTTGGTGACGGTATATCTACTGGCCTTGCGCCAAAGGCGGGTAATAAGATTGTTATCGACTATCTATCAACAGTCGGGAGTACAGCAAACGGAGCGGCAAGCTTTTCTACAGAGGCGGTTGTTACTGTTAACAGCGTTAACTTTAATGTTACCACCACCACAGAATCCATATCTGCTGGCGGGTCTTTTAAAGAAAGTATTGAATCAATAAGACAAAACGCACCGATTGCTTTTTCATCTCAAAGAAGACTTGTTACCGCTGAAGACTATAAAGCTCTAGTTCAAACAAAGTTTGGTGCCTTTTTAGATGACGTTGTTTCTTTCGGTGGTGCAGACAATGTTCCAAGAGTATACGGTAAAGTTTTTATCGGACTTAAATTTAAAGACAGCATTACTTTAGATACTCAGCAAACTGTAAAAGATAGGATCACAACAGAATTAACAGACAATCTTGCTATCATGTCGATAACGACAGATTTTGTAGATCCAATAACAACCAATATGATTCTAAGCACGACGTTTAATTTAGATCCTGATCTTACAAGTTTGACACCACAGGCCATGGAAGCACAGGTTCAAAATACTATCAATAATTTCTTTACGACAAATTTAAAAAGGTTTGATAAAGTATTTAGAAGGTCTAATATTCTAACTCTCATTGACGCACTGGATCCGGCTATATTAAACTCTAAAATGGAAGTTCAACTGATGCAAGGATTCATACCAACACTTAATACATCATTGCAATACAAGATAATATTTCCAGTAATTTTAGCAACTCCTGATGACTCAACTTTTACAGTCACGACTACAAACTTCACTTTCAACAATAAAACATGTTTCATAAGAAATAAATTAAGTTCGAACAAGCTGCAAGTGATAACTATTGATGGTGTCGTTGAAGTTGATAATGTTGGATCTTATGAAAGTTCGACAGGAACTGTTACTTTAGTTGGATTTAAACCTAGCGGTTTTAATGGTTCACAGATTGATGTTAAAGTCATACCTGCAAATCAAAACACCGTGAGACCGTTAAGAAATTTTATTTTAGATATTGACACAGATTTATCAACCTCAAGGTCTCTTTTAGATTTTCAGAATACACAGGTTAGCATCTAATGGCAATAGACTTTCAAAGTAAAAGAAGGCTTAAAAACTTTCAGGTAAGAAAAGTAAGAGAATCTTTACCTGAATATTTTACTAGTGAGTTTCCTGATTTAGTCACATTCTTAGAAAAGTATTATAATTTTTTAGATTCTGCTGATGCAACACACGCATTCGGAGATGATTTAAAACAGATGTATGCTACAAAAGACATAGGTGAAATGCCTAGTGATCTTATTAATAAATACGTTCCTGAACTTGCAGGCGGTCTTGAAACAGCAGAGAACTTTTCTGACAAAAGATTTGGATTAAGACGCCTAGCACAATTTTTAAGACAAAAGGGTACAAGGTTTTCTGCAGAAGAATTTTTTAGATTGTTTTTCCAACAAACCGCAGAGGTTGAATACGGTAAGGAATCGATGTTCATCATCGGAGATTCTGCTAGTACTATAGGAGCAGAATCTTTAAAGTTTATACAGAACGATGAAGTCTTTCAAACCTTTGGTTTAAGAATTAATACATCTACTGACATTACAAATTGGAACGCGTTATATAAGAAGTTTGTTCATCCGGCCGGTTTTTATTACGAAGGACAGGTTGTTTCAGATGCTGAAGGTATAATAACGCTATCTGCGCCGTTATCGATAGCAGATTCTGCAGTTGGTCCTACTGTTTCTTCTCAAGCTGCGATTTCATTGAACGTTCCTTTCAGACAATTTACAGTAATTCAAACAGGCTTTGGTGGATCAAGTATTTCAGTAAGAACAGATTTGACTGATCTTATAAGTGATTATCAAAGTTTTACTTTATCTCAACTAAACGTTAGTTATCACAATGTACAAGAAATGATGGCGGTTAACTCTTTTAAATTTGATGATAGTGATGTTGGTGACAGTGCAGGTACTGCAAGACCAGATTTCTCATTAATAACTGAGACAATGGACAATGATATGTTCACAAGATATTTAAGTGACTCGACTTTCTAGTATAAATAGACTTATTAGGATTTAAAAATGACAAGACAAAATATAAACATAGGCTCTTCTGCGAATGATGGTACCGGTGATACCTTAAGAACCGCAGGAACTAAAATTAATCAAAACTTTCAAGAGATATATACGCAGCTTGGAGGAGACAGTAGTACTTTAACTACACAAGTTATATTAAAAGATTCAGGCGGTGTAGGTACTATCATATTTGAAGGTACAAGCGCTGATTCGCATGAAACTAAATTGATTGCTAGTGATGTTGCTGCAGATACTACGATAACTTTACCTGATTCTTCAGGTACAATTATTACAACTACAGCTACACAAACATTAACTAATAAGACACTCACAACACCAGTAATAGCATCAATATCAAACGGTGGCACAATTACAGTTCCTAGTGGCGCAGATACCATAGCGACTATAGCTGCTTCACAAACTCTTACTAACAAGACGCTGACTTCGCCAACAATTAACACACCGATTATTGGAACTTCTTTAAATGATGCAAACGGAAATGAGTTCATAAAGTTCACAACCACAGGAAGTGCCGTCAATGAACTGACAATTGCCAACGGTGCATCCACAACTGGACCAACACTTTCAGCGACTGGAGGCGCATCTAATTTAAATATTATAATGACACCGAAAGGCACTGGTTCTGTAGAATTAAATAAGGCAGCATTTAGCTCATCTACAATAACATCGAACGGAGCAGCAAGCACTGCTGCAACTTTAATTATAGGTAATAAAGGCTCTGCTCTAGCAGTAAGTCTAGCAGATGGTACAACCGTAGGTGAATATAAAATTTTTACAAACAAAGGTGCTGGTGCGATGACAGTCACACCTTCAAACTTTGCACAAGGTTCAACCTTTGCTTTGGCCCAAAACGATGGATGTACGTGTATATGGGACGGAAGTAACTGGTTTCTAGTAGGTAACCAAGGTGAAGTAACGGTAGCATAAGGAATAGAATATGACAGCAATAATTACAGACCCTTTTAAGAAACAGCTTGCACAAACTGTATTCGATGAGTCAAGACTTGGAAACGCAAGATATTATATCGGTATCGGTAGGTCAGAACAATGGAACGCTACAGAGACCGTACCTGATCCAACTGATACGCCTAGAACTGTAAGAAACTTTAGAGCAGGATTACAATCAATAAAATCTGCTACAGATCTTACTTTCGTTATT